AAATGGTATACTTGGGAAAGAGTTTTATAATACAAATTTAAAGATTGTGGATTTAGGTAATCCACTAATTACAGATGAAGCGAGAGAATTGGTTGAGGAAGTTTACAAAGAAACAATTGACCCGACAGATAGGGGATATAAAAATCTAATGAAGATGATGATGGCTGACGGACTATTCAAGTACTTACCAAAAGATGATAATGCTTGGGTTAATTTCCTAAAACCATTTTTAAAATTAACAAGAAAGGAAAAAAGAAAATTATGAACAGTTTAAAAAGAATTGATGATGAGACCATCTTAGTTGGTGGGATTTATTACAGTACAAACTCATTAAAGAAAGTAGAAATAAAAAATGAAATGGGACATAAGATAGAATCCATTAAATTAAATGGGATTTATTATTATCCTTATAAAGAAGATAAAACTTCAACAAAAACAAATCACAATTAAAAATAGAAATATGAACAAAGAACAAGACAGCACGAAACTTGAATTTCTTTTAACATTGAATGACAACATCATTGTACAAAGATTTTTCAATGTGAGAGGGTTTAACCCAAAGGCTAAGAACTCGTATGAACTTTATGAGTTTTTGAAGGACACAAAGGACACGTTATTGTACGGATTGAAGATGAAGACAGTTGTCTATATGATGGACAATATGGAAGCAATCATTCACGACCCTGCGGTTATGAACACATCTTATACAGATGAGGCCGAGTATTTTAATCTGTATGTTAAGTTGGGAGAACAGACAATTTGTCACAGAATTTTTGACGGAAAAATGTTCCCACCAAAAGTTAGGTATACGGTTGATGTAAGACCATATCTGAAAGAAATCTTGAGAGGTCTCACTGACATCTTTTCAGATTACAGATTATCTTACGAATATTTGGATTATCGCACGGATTAAAAGATATTTATCAATAAAAGGGGTTTACCCGAACAAATACTATGAAGAAAAATTTTGACTATTTAGGAAACACATTTCAGATACAATTACTTAATCAGTTAATTGTAGACAAGAACTTTTCAAACACTATAATTGATGTCCTGGATGGTAACTATTTTGACAACAAGTATTTCAAAATTATTAGTCAACTCATAAAAGAGTATTACAAAAAGTACGAATCAACACCTTCCTTTGACACAATAGAACAATTAGTCAAGTCAGAAATATCACAAGAATTGGTGCAAAAGATTGTTTTAGATACACTAAAACAAGTTAAAGACGCACCTTTTGAAGGGACACTATTTGTCCAAGAAAAAGCATTGAAATTCTGTAAACAACAAGAGTTACAGAAAGCAATGGAGAAAGCTCAAAAAATAATTACTGAAGGTGACTTTGAATCTTATGACAAAGTTGAAGGGTTGGTTAGGGACGCCTTACAAGTGGGACAAACCGATACGGGAATTACTGACATCTTCTCAGGACTTGATACAGTGCTTGAGGAGGATTACAGACATCCAATTCCTATGGGAATTCCCGGTATTGATAAACTACTTAAGGGTGGACTTGCGAAGGGTGAGATAGGTGTTATATTAGCTCCTACGGGGGTTGGTAAGACAACTATCTTAACCAAAATCGCAAATACTGCATACAACTTGGGATATAATGTTTTACAAATATTTTTTGAGGACAACCCAAAGATTGTACAAAGAAAACACTTTACCCTATGGACAGGTATTGAACCAGATAATCTTAACAAACACAAAGAAACAGTTCTTGCAAAGGTTGAAGAGATTAAAAGTTCAATGGACAACAGGTTAGTTTTACAGAAATTAGCATCAGACACTTACACTATGTCTCAAATAAAGAATATGGTAAGAAAGATGATTGCGGATGGAAATAAGATTGATTTGATTATGTTGGATTATATTGATTGTGTTACACCTGAGTCATCAAGTAAAGATGAGTGGAAAGCGGAAGGTTCGGTTATGAGAGGATTTGAGGCGATGTGTCACGAACTTGATTTGGTTGGATGGACGGCAACACAAGGTAATAGAAGTTCAATTTCATCTGAGGTGGTTACAACAGACCAAATGGGTGGTTCAATTAAGAAAGCGCAGGTAGGACACGTAATCATATCAATTGCGAAAAGTTTACAACAGAAGGAAATGAACTTGGCAACAATTGCAATTACAAAGTCAAGATTGGGTAAAGATGGTGTGGTATTTGAGAATTGTAAGTTTAATAATGAATTACTTGAAATAGATATAGATACATCAGTAACATTCTTAGGATTTGAAGAACAACAAGAAGAAAGAAAAAAAGACAGAGTTAAAGAATTAATGGAGAAAAGGAAACAAAGAGAACAAAATAATTAAGTAATTAAATATCTACTTTTTCACAAAAAAACTTTATTTTTTTTAACTAAATTATGAGCCGCAAACCAAGCGGCTCAATATTTAATATTAAAATCACGGATTTTTTATAAAAAACAAAAAGAATTAAAAATGGAAATTTCAAACAGAATTCTCTCGGAAATAACAGTGTATATGAAATACTCAAAATATTTACCGGAGTTAAAAAGAAGAGAAACTTGGTACGAATTAGTAACAAGAAATATGGAGATGCACATTAAGTCATACCCACATTTAGAACAAGAGATAAGAGACAATTATCAGTTTGTTTATAACAAGCAAGTATTGCCATCTATGAGGTCAATGCAGTTCGCAGGAAAACCAATAGAAATTTCACCAAACAGAATATATAACTGTGCATATGCTCCCGTAGATGATTGGAGAGTATTCTCAGAAATTATGTTCTTGTTACTTGGTGGAACAGGTGTTGGTTATTCAGTTCAAAAACATCACGTAGATGAATTACCTGAAATTAGAAAACCAAATGAAAGAACAAGAAGATGGTTAGTTGCGGATTCAATTGAAGGATGGGCCGATGCGGTTAAAGTGTTGGTTAAATCATACTTCTTTGGTGGTTCAAAAATTGAATTTGATTTCAGTGACATTAGAGCTAAAGGTGCGAGGCTTGTAACATCAGGTGGTAAAGCACCGGGTCCTCAACCACTTAAAGAGTGTTTGATTAAATTGGAAGGTATATTAGAAGCAAAACAAGATGGTGACAGGTTAAGACCAATTGAGGTTCACGATATGGTTTGTCATATTGCTGACGCGGTATTAGCAGGAGGGATTCGCAGAGCAGCTCTTATTTCCTTATTCTCGGCAACAGATGATGAGATGATTAGTTGTAAGTCAGGTGCTTGGTGGGAGACTAACCCCCAAAGAGGAAGAGCAAACAACTCAGCGGCACTTGTAAGACACAAGATTACCAAAGATTATTTTATGGACTTGTGGAAAAGAATTGAAGCAAGTGGTGCGGGAGAACCTGGAATCTACTTTACAAATGATAAAGATTGGGGAACTAACCCTTGTTGTGAAATTGCACTTCGTCCATTCCAATTCTGTAATCTTTGCGAGGTGAATGTTTCAAATGTTGTTAATCAAGAAGATTATGAGGCGAGAATCAAAGCAGCAACATTCATTGGAACATTACAAGCGGGATATACAAACTTCCATTACTTAAGACCAATTTGGCAAAGAACAACTGAAAAAGATGCTCTTATCGGAGTATCAATGACAGGTATAGGTTCAGGTGCAGTATTAGGTTTGGATATGAAGACAGGTGCGAAAGTTGTAAAGGCTGAGAATGAAAGAGTTGCTGGGTTATTAGGAATTAATAAAGCTGCGAGAACAACAACGGTTAAACCCGCAGGAACAACTTCATTAACACTTGGAACATCATCAGGTATTCATGCTTGGCATAATGATTATTACATCAGAAGAGTTAGAGTTGGAAAGAATGAAGCAATATACGGATATTTGAAAAATAATCATCCTGAACTTATTGAAGATGAGTATTTCCGTCCACACGACACCGCAGTAATTGGTATTCCACAAAAGGCACCCGAAGGCTCAATATTAAGAAATGAATCACCAATTCAATTGTTGGAGAGAGTTAAGAAAGTTCATATGGAATGGATTAAACCAGGGCACAGAACAGGAAGTAATTCACATAATGTTTCGGCGACTATTTCAGTTAGAGAACACGAATGGCCGGCAGTTGGCGAATGGATGTGGGAAAACAGAGAATACTATAACGGACTTTCTGTATTACCGTTTGACGGAGGAAGTTACATTCAAGCTCCTTTCACTGATTGTACTAAAGAAGAGTATGAAAAATTAATGGAGACATTACACGATGTAGATTTGTCCAAGATTATTGAAATGGATGATGACACAGATTTAAGAGGTGAAGCCGCTTGTTCTGGTGGGGCTTGTGAAATAACATTAGTATAACCTATGGAAAAAGAGAATAAAAAAGGGGAGAAGGTAAAACTTCTCCCTTCTCATTATTATATGGATGGAACAAGATTAGTGTTCACGGAACAATATCATATTGATAGGGGATACTGCTGTGGAAATAATTGTAGACATTGTGCATTTGAACCAAAAGGACAAAAAGGTAACACTACAATAAAAAAATAATGTAGATATATTTATTACATATGGCAGACGGAAGGACATATGGATTAAGTTTCCCTTTTCAAAATTCTCAACGAGGAGATTATCTACTTTTAACCGAGTATCAAAAAGATGAGATTAGGGCTGATTTACTACATCTACTATTAACTCGTAAGGGTTCAAGGTATTATTTACCTGATTTTGGTACAAGATTATATGAATTTATTTTTGAACCTTTTGATGGTTTAACTTTTAGTGCGATAGAATCTGACATTAGAGATGCGATAAATAAGTATATGCCAAATTTATTGGTAAATAACATTACTATAGAACCGGCAACTGTTGATGAGGAATCACCTGCGGGGGCGACCAATTCAATTTCGACTGATGATGTACCCTACATATACAGAGTACCTGGAAAAGGGACGGCAGATTATACTGCAAAAATAATAATAAATTATTCTACGGATAGTGCGACATTCGCACAGAGTGATTTTGTAATCATTAATATTTAATTAATATGGCAAACGGTAAAATATCTTATACGGTAAGAGATTATGAAGGAATAAGGACGGAACTATTAAATTATGTTAGAACCTATTATCCTGATTTAATACAAGATTTTAACGATGCGTCAGTATTCTCTGTGTTTATTGATTTGAACGCGGCGGTTGCAGATAATTTACATTATCATATTGATAGAAGTATACAAGAAACCGTATTACAATATGCACAGCAAAGGTCTTCAATATATAACATTGCAAGAACATACGGGTTAAAAATACCTGGACTTAAACCATCGGTTGCATTAGTTGACTTCTCAATAACAGTACCTGCTTTCGGAGATAAAGAAGATGAAAGATATTTGGGTGTTTTATTAAGAGGTTCACAAGTTATAGGTGCGGGACAGGTTTTTGAGAATTTGTATGATATAGATTTTGCATCACCATATAATGCTCAAGGTGGTCTTAATAGATTAAAAATACCTAACTTTAATGGTAATGGTGTATTAATAAGTTACACAATAACCAAAAGAGAGGTGGTTGTTAATGGTATTACAAAAGTATTCAAAAGAGTTATTACACCAAATGATGTTAGACCATTCTTTGAAATGTTCTTACCTGAAAAAAATGTACTTGGAATCACAAGTGTTTTGTTAAAAAGTGGAACGGACTATACAAACGTACCAACCGCCGCAGAATTTTTAGGTGCAAATAATAGATGGTATGAGGTTGATTCACTGGCTGAAGATAGAATATTTGTGGAAGACCCTACAAAAGTATCTGATGACCCGGCAATTAAAGTGGGTAAGTATATTCAAACCAATAGTAGATTTATGTCTGAATATACGCCCGAAGGATTTAAGAGAATGGTTTTTGGAGGAGGTTCAAACTCTGCTCAAGACCAATTAAATCAATTTACCAATTTAGGTACAACACTTAATTTACAAAACTATTTTAATAACTTCTCATTAGGTTCAACACTAAATCCAAACTCAACATTATTTGTTCAGTATAGAATTGGTGGTGGTTTGGCAACAAACTTGGGTGTTAATGTCATCAATCAAATTGGTACAGTATCATTCTTTGTTAATGGTCCGTCAGAAGCGACAAACACCTCTGTAGTTGGTTCTTTAAGATGTGTTAATGTTACTGCCGCAATTGGTGGGGCAAATGCACCAACAACTGAAGATGTTAGAAACTTTGTAACCTTTAACTTTGCTGCACAAAAAAGAGCGGTTACAGTTCAGGATTACGAGGCAATAATAAGAAATATGCCAGGTCAGTTCGGAGCACCTGCAAAAGTTGCAATCACAGAAAATAACAATAAGATTGATATTCAAATCTTATCTTATGATACATCAGGAAAACTTACAAGTATTGTTGCAAATACACTAAAACAAAACATTGCAAGTTATTTATCAAATTATAGAATGATGAATGACTACATATCAATCATAACCGCAAATGTTATTGATTTGTCCATAAATGTTTCGGTTGTTTTAGAAGCAACACAGAATTCAGGACAGATTATTACTGCAATAATCAATAATGTTACAAACTACTTTGACCCACTTACAAGACAACTTGGACAAAATGTTTATTTGTCAGAGTTAAAAAGTTTGATACAGGGACAGAACGGTGTAATAACCGTAACAGGATTGGATGTGTTAAATAATGTAGGAGGACAATACTCATCTGCTGAAACATCAATGTCTTATTCTGACCCTGAAACAAGACAAATCCAACCTGTAGATGATACAATATTTGCAGAACCATCACAGATTTATCAAATTAGGTACCCTGGAAAAGATATTAAAGTATCAGTTAAGAACTTCCAATCTGTTTCTTTTTCATAATTTATTTATTAAATTCTACACCTATTTTTAATTTGGAGAGTTATTAAAAAATTCTTCCTAAACTATTTATTCAATAAAGAATTGATGGGAGACTCATACAGAATAAGGACGGAGATTGGAATTAATAAAACAATCAATGTTGATTTAGAACAAGATTTTAATTTTTTAGAAATTCTATCTTTAAAAATTCAACAAGAGGATGTATATAACAAATCTTGTTCAAATTATGGCGTTGTTGTTGGTAGGATTACCGCCAACAATGGTTATGGTATTGCAAATGCGAAAGTTTCTGTATTTGTACCGATAGATGAGACGGACAAACAAAACCCACAGATTACTTCAATATATCCATATACAACAGTACAAGATAAAAATGATGATGGATATAGATATAACTTACTACCTTACGAACCTTCATATTCAAATCACACACCAACGGGCACATTTCCATCAAGAACGGATGCATTAATAAATCCCGTTGCAATAGAAATCTATGACAAATACTATAAGTTCACAGTAAAGACAAATGAAAGTGGTGATTATATGATATTTGGAGTTCCATTAGGAATTCAAGTGGTTTTTTTAGATTTAGATTTATCAGATATTGGTGAATTTTCTTTATCTCCACAAGATTTAATTAGAATGGGTAGGGCGACTGAATCACAAGTTGCGGGAAATAGGTTCAAAAGTTCAAATAACTTAAATTCTTTACCACAGATAGTTTCATTAAGTAAATCAATAGAAGTTTCTCCTTTGTGGGGAGACCCTGATATTTGTCAAATTGCAATTAATAGAGTTGATTTTGATTTAAGAGATGACGCAAATATTGATATTCAACCAACCGCGGTGTTTATGGGTTCAATGTTTTCTACCGCAGACAAATTTAGAGTTAGAAAAAACAGTAAGCCAAAAGATAATATGGGTAATCTTTGTGGTTTACAAGCGGGACCTGGACAAATACTGGCTTTAAGGCAAACAATCTACCAAGATGTTTTAGGTAGACCAATAATAGAACAATATCAATTAGACCAATCAGGTAATGTGATTGATGGTAGTGGAACATGGCTTATTGAGTTACCAATGAATTTGGATTATGTAACAATAAATGAGTTTGGTGAGAAAGTATTTTCTAATGACCCGACAATTGGAATACCAACAAAAGGAAAATATAGATTCAAAATAAAATGGTCACAACCGCCATCATTAACACAACAAACAAGAAGACCTTATTATTTGGTCCCAAATGTGAGAGAATATGGTTGGGATTTAACAGGAGATGACCCTAATATTGATTCTGTTTCTACCCAACAAAAAAGACAATTGGCGGGCTCATATTATTTTGGTTTGGATTGGTCGGGTTATACCAATATAGATGCTGCGGTAAATTGCGAAGACACCTTTTATCAATTTGATTTTAATAGAGTATATACCGTATCTTCATTTATTGATGAATTTAAAAGTGGAGGAAGAGCAAGATTTATTGGAATTAAAGAAATAGATGATGATTCTTGTTCCTCAGGAGTAAATAAATTCCCTGTTAATGATGGGTTTAAAAACTTTGATTTATTATATTTTTTATTTTCAATAATATTTCAAGTAATACAATTATTTGGGATTCCATTATTAATTATATTTCATTTTGTTGCTTTTTTATGGAATAATTTTGCAGTACCAATTCTTATTTTATTGATTGCTTATTTTACAAAAAATGCGGTTCAAGAATTTTATTTGGCGGTTGCAATGGCTATTGCGGGTGCAGGTTCTTTTGGCGCGACATTAGTCGCAATTGCACCTTTTGTAATAAAAGGTATTTTAAATACAATTACCGCAATTGCTTTAATTTCAAACTTCAAAAAAATTCAAAAGTATAGATTTGGAAAGGTAAAATTACCAATGATTACTTACCCCGATTGTCAGGCTTGTGAATGTGAACCTGATGAAACAGCGCCTGGAGGAGATACACCGGGTGAGGATTCAATACCTAATCCGGGATTATTATCTCAATTGTCTAATTCAAGTTTATATATTGATGCATTACAAAATTATGAACAGAATGTATTACCTTGGGGATTTGACCCGAATGTTCCGATTGGAGAAAGAGATGATTATTACAGTATTGCGGCAACAATGAAATCAATCGCTTTGGCTGGATACGGGGGATATTCTACAAATGCAAATGCTTTTAAAATTAATTCAAGCTACAATCAAAAATTTCAATATCCTGGTGGTGGGGTGTCAGGGCAATTTGCCGTTGGTTTAGTTTTACCACCGGGAGAAAGAATTAATATTTACAATACAAGAAAAAAATTCTTTGATGGAGAAAATAAGATAAGAGTCACTTTTGATGTTAATTCTAATACTGGTATAAAACATTATGACAACACATTGACTGTATTATCAACACAAGATTTACCTGCGGGTACTCTATTAAGCTTTATTGATACTGCGAGAAGTAAGGACCCTAACTATCTATGGTCAGGCACAACAAGTGGAGGTACACAAATAAATGGGATAGAAGGAACACCTGTTGTCATACCACAAACAATTAATGTTAATTATGCAACATCTCAAACTTCAGACAGTACAGTTTCTTATTATATTTCAACAGGAACAACGGAAACAAGAACAAAATATCCTGGTGATATTGAGTACTATCAAGTAATTACTGCAATAACAATTACTACTGCATTAGTTAATGGGCAAACTCAATACACCAATCCAAACTTTAATGGACCAAATGGTTTTTGGGGCGCATTAAATGCTCCGAATATAATCACCGTTGCGGATGAATATAATCCTGGATGGGTTTATATTAGAGGTAATGAAACACTACCAACAAGTTATTTCCAAGATTTTGCCCAACAAAAAGTTTTAATCTTACAAAGAGGAGTTGACCCGTATTCTCCAAAAGTAGTCAACGAATATGGAATTGGAAAAATTTTGGGTTATCAAACAGAAGATGCAGTTGTAATAAGGGCAACAACAAGGTTAAATGTTCCAATACAAGCATTACCAACAACTAATACAATATCAGTTCAAAATCACAGTATAACTAATCAAATATTTTATTATTCAAACTTCTTTACACCTGGAACAGGAAGACAACCATTTACTGCATATACCACAGACAATGTTGGTTATTATGGGGCTTTGGATTCAAATATTCCACTACAACCTATACAAGTAGGGAGAGGATTAAATTTTCAACTAATTGGAAATATTAATGGCGTACAAACTAACCCAAACCCTGTCTATCCTAGTCGTCCCACAAATTTACAACAAAATAGATATTATTCACCAGGTCCAAGTACAAATGAATATTATTCATTGGCTGAAGATGTATCAGGAGGCGCATTAATGAGTGGAGATAGATTTAGTAACGTACGAGGAAGTCAAAATGGTGGATGTGGTCCAAATCAGGTAAGAGTAGGACAAATAGGGTGTTATTATAATTATGAAGGAACACCATTTGGTGTTTATTATAGTCCAAATTTATATCCTCAATTTACGGGCACATCAGGTAGTTATGTGAATCAACCGTATTCTATTATGAGAACGGATAGACTACCATCTTCAGACGCGAGTGATAATAGAAATGGTTTTACTGCAAATGTCAGTTTATTACAACAAAATTTAGGATTTGCGGTTTATAATTTAGATTCTGGCGAAGGATTTTATGCAACATCAGATGCATTTTCAACAGGTGCGGAATTAGTAATCGCAGATATTGAAGGACAATATGCCCAACAAAATGTTAGTTCAACAATGAATACTTGTGAAAATATGGTTGGGTTGAATTGTTATTCAGGTAATGGATATAATTTTGGTGTTAAAGATGGTTGTGAAGCATCGGATGCGATTGTTGGAGGCTGTTACATTTTAATGAAAAGACCATTACTTGATTTAAGTGTGGATTTAAAAAGTTTTGGTGAGTGGGGATTTAGATTTAGATTTTTCTATGCATTATGTAGAGGTGTTTTGTCACAATCATTTGTTAATAATTGGGTCAACGGAACATTATATGCATTTCCAATACAAGTAGATACTTTTTATGATACTCAAAATAAACCATATTCAGTTTTTACAAAAAAATTGGTATACTTTGATGAAAGAACAAATAACTTCTATTACAGAAGTTCACCTTATTATAGTGCTAGTACAACAACTCAAAGGTTTATTGGTAGACCAACAAATGATGATACAAATCCTGTGAACGATAGGAATTTATTATTTCCAACAACAATTATTAATTTAGGAATGAAAGATTCATTCTATAAAGAAATAATGTTTGAACCGTCCGCAAATGCGTATATAATGAGAAGTTTGGATTCTACCAGTTATTCCGATACATCCGATTTAGTTAATTTGTTTGTTATTTCAAGAATAACGGATGAAACTTTTTTAAATCAACTTTTCGCGGTAAAAGATAATAATAATATAAATCAACTTTTTAGTAGGGATAATACTACATTCAGTAAAGGAAGAAGAATTGATGGTGATTTGGCACAAAGCATGTCAATAAATTCTGAGTATGGAGTTATACCATTTTCACCTGAATTTTATGAGGTAAGCGCAACATCAACTAATCCACCCGTTGTTGTGATTGGTTCATTGACTAATCCAACTATGGGAATATTTTTTTCATCAACAACTGAAGACCTTCAAAACAAAGATTTTTTAACACCAGGGGTTATTGATTTTAGACCTGGAAATAATGCAAACGCAATAACTTTTCCATATGGTATAAAAACACAAGTAGTACCATTTTATCAATGGGGATTAAATACTAATGTAACAATTTTTGGTGACCAATATAATAATTGGAGAACAAATAACACTGGTGATATTTTTTCTCGCGGGTACCAATCTTTAGATAGAAGAAATTTTGTACCACCAAGTTATTTCATAGGTTCTAATGCGGTTATTAGTGATATATACGCTAGAGGATATATTTTTAATGTTGATATAAACGGTATGTATTCCGCAACAGGCGGTGCGTATCCCAATAAATTTGCAATAGGCGCACCATTCCATTTTTATTTTGGTTTAGTGAAAGGTGATTCGGCTTTAGATAAATTCAAAACAAAATATTCTATTAATGAATAACATTACTATCATACCAAGTAGTAGAGAATATAAGTCGGCGCCTTCAGTTGACCAAAAAATAAGTGTTTCATTATTTAATGATTCCAAATTATTAAGTGAATTTGATAGGTCAAGAAGTATTAGTTTGGCTCAAGTTTATGATGATGAAAGGCAAGAAAGTACTATTTTTAGACCGACATTCCAAGTAAGTTATTTATATGACAACACATATATTGGTACAACAAATTATGTTCCATTTAGAAATAATTTATATTATTTTTTACCCGAAGTATCCACAGTAAATGGTTCATGGTCAGGTAATCCACAATTTTATGAATTTGATTTTTTTAGACCCGATGTGAATGACAATCATTTTATTTATGAAGGAAAAAGTGCGTACACATATAATTGGCAATATTATATAACTTATCCATTTAATAATGATTATAATAAAATTTTAAGTTCAGTTATTAATAATAGTTCATTTACTTGGAAGGTTTCTGACGGAATTCCATTTAAAATAAAAAATATTGTTATTGACGGGAATCAATTAATATCATTTGAATGTATTGCTCCGCATGGATTACAAGTCGCGGAATCTGTGGAATTATCTTTTTCATACCAAAATAATAATATTTTTGAAGTTTATTCATTGGGTAATGAT